TAGCTGTAGCCGCATTACCAGTAATGTTAGAGCTTGTAAGGGCTAATGTTCCAGCGGTAGCTGGTAGCGTTATATCTACATTTCCACTAAAAGCAGAGTGGAGCGGCGCTTTCAAAGCGGCATAATGTGCATTGTTACTTTCGCAGTACATTCTTAATTCTGACTGTGAGCCAGCGTTTTTTATATCAAGTAAACCACCTTGTATTTCTGTATTACCAGTAATAGTTAAACTACCTGACATGGTATCAGCAGTGTCACTACGAAGAAACTGAGTGCTATCAAGGCTATCTAAGGTTTGTGCGTTTACGTTGGTTAAGTTGCGTCCATCTAATGCAATTATATGACCACTCGCATCTCTAAACACTGCCTTCTCTGCTGGCTGAGTGCAGAATATTATTTTCTCTCCCGAACCCCAATTAACAGCATTATCATTATTTGTAGATTGAAGTATGGTAGTTCTGCCTAATGTAGTACCAGAAGAAGTATATGTGCCTATACCAACTTCAAAATCAGAACCAAGAGTACACGCGTAATAAGTCGTATTACCATCACCAATGGATGCAAAACTCTCAAAGCCATTGACTGCGCCCGCAAGCGTATAAGTCGCAGTTCCAGTTGTAGCGGTGGTTTCTTTTACGCGATCTGCTAAAATAAGTGTCATTTTACTTTAACTCTATTGAAATGTTTCCAGAATTAATCCTAAAAATATCTCCAGTTTGTATCGTTTTAGGGTTATCTAATTGACCAACAAACAAAATATTGCCACTTGTAGATGCATCGGCTACGAAACAATGAGAAACTGTATTATCAGTTCCTGTGGAAGCGGAAAATTCAATATTATTGGTGTTACTACAAGTTTGACTATCAGAGCTTGACGAAGCCAAAGTCCAGTTTGCCGCCGTGACTTGCTGACGAGCATATGCGCCAAAGTTTGCCTCTGTTACAGAACCTGCCTCCGCGTCAGATACTGCTGTTGCTAAACCCACGTAAATCGAATCTCCTAGCGTTGAAAATGAACCCGCGTTATTTTTAAATATTAAACTAAGAAGTTTATTTTCTAGATAAGTTGTTGCCGCATTTGTTGTTGCCATTTTATACTCCTAATTTGCTTGGTTTGCGTAAATTGATGACATACTCAAAGAGCCAGTTCCGTAATGACTTCTTTGCTCATCGGTGCGAATTTCTTCAATAATTCTGCTGAATTTCTGGTCGTAAATATTCGCTGAATTTTGATCCATGAGGTAGAGATAAGCCTCTACCAAACTCCCCATCAAATATGCGTCTGGGTGTCGAGTGAGCATATCATTTGTTGTATTGCTATCGCTTAGAGCTTGCAGGCTTCCAATATAAATGATTTCTACGTTGTAACTCTCGTCTGGAATTGGTCTAAGTTTTAACTCACTTCCGACGATAGAATAGGCTTGCGGTTTCCCGTTAGTGTTCCCTGAAAACTCGCTATCTAGAACGTGAGGCGACTTGTATTCCAAAACAGTTGACGGCGATGTAAGTAATTTTATAAATCGCACTTCGCGCATATCTGTCGGAAGCGTTAGAAACTCATCGCCTGTTGTCAAAGCGGATTGCGCTCGTTTCTCTTGCCCCCGCGTTTCTAAGTCACGGGAAAGTCTCGCCTCTGCAAGCAATATAAAGTTTGGAATCTGGTCGGTTAAATCTGTTCTTGCTAAAAAATTAGCAATAGACGTTTTTAACTCTGAATAATTTGATATAGCCATTAGATACGCCCGCCGCCTGTTCTAAAATATTTGTTTTCGGGATCATTCAACCACTTTGCCCAATCCTTCGGATTGTCTTGCGGATGCCCAAATTTCTCTCGCAGTTGCATATATAAAAGATTTGGAATGGTTGCGACCTCTTGATGATGCTTCTGTGTATTACCAATCAATTTCCCATATTTCCAATCGTTCATTCGCTTTTTATTTGAATCAATAATTGGATCAACGTGCTGATTTTGGATAATTGACTTCTCGCCATCGCGGTTTATTTCCATGAAGGTTTCTTTGCCAGAAGCTTCATCTTTTGAAATAAGTTTTTTCATATTTACCTCATAAAAAAAGGCGGTATAAAACCGCCTCTTTCTAATTGTCTGTTATTAAGGATTAAGAACCATTCAACCCTATGACTGCCGCATGAGCTTTTGGAGCATCTGGCATTAACGTCCATTCACACAAGATTTGTGTTTTGGTTGCATCAGCCACGCCTGTTTCTTCTTGCTCAACGAAGTTTCTTCCGTTTATTGCGCCGACAGCAACATGGTCAGGGTCAATCAAATAAATTCTATCATTGGACATGAATCTTGATGGAATAACCTCTAACTGTCCAAAGTCATTGAACAGAACTGAGACAGCCCCATTGAAACTGACAGGCTTTGATTGCGTGGTGTTAACTTGGTTAGTCACCAAATTTGTGCCTGACTGCGTTAAATCAGAAATGTTAGCTCTATTGGTCGCACTAGCAACTAGAAGGCGAGGATTACCCCCGTCTGTCCATGCAAGTTGCATAGCGTTGTCAATCTTTGCTAACGTTAATGCCGCCGCTGTTCCAGTTAGATCCGCAACATCCGAACCATCGCCCGTTGCCGCCGCCATATCTGAAGGTTTATCAACATTTGTGATCCAAGTTATCAGCGAAGCCGACTTCCTTGGCTCTGAAGCAGATCGAGCAACGTTAGTGTCGCCAATAGACTTCTCAATGTCTTTCCGCAGATCTAAGCCTGCCAAAACAGTTTGATATGCTACTTCAGATTCAATGCCCGCCTTATCGACAACTTCTACTGTACCTGAGATAACAAAACCTCTCGTTGAGATCTGATGGTAATTACCAAATCTACTGAGCGCGGTCACGCCCGTATCGGTCATCGAAGCACCTTCGTTTCGATGGTTGTCAGTTGCGGCACTTGCTAATTCTTGAACTAAAAACTCAGCAAAAATACCAGAATTTGTGCGCTTTTGCGCAGCTGAATAAATAGGAGTCTCATCACTATCAATTCTTTGAATAACATCAGCGAGGGTTTCTCGCTCACCAATTTTATTTACAGATGTTAAAGTAGCCATTTTAAAAACCTCATTTTCTTTGACTTAATAAAAGATCCACCGCAGAGGCAACACTGCCCTCTTTGGCATGACGCTCACGTAATTGAGAACGTCTACGTTGAGACACTTCATTTTTAGATCTTGGAACACCTGATTTAGCCATTTTTGGAGCTTTGCGAACCTTCCGTTTAATTTCGGGTGTCTTGCTATTTAACTTCTCAAATTTCATAGAATTATATAGCGCAACGATGGCACGATGATCAGATGCGTTTGCAACTTCTTCATCGGTATAACCAAGCGTTTTTGCATACTCTATAAGCTCTGCACGTTCTTTATCACGGACACTTGCTTCTTTCCATTGAGGTAGTTTCTGGAGCATTAAATCTGATTGCTGAGTCAGATGTTGGCGCATAATTTTCTCGCCCTCGATCTGTTGCTCTTGCGCAACCCGTTGCTGTTCCGTTTGTATTTTTTGCAAGTTTTCTTTTCGCTGTTGCCAGTTTTGAACTAATAAAGTGTATTCCTTGGCATCCATTGTTTCATAAGCCTTTTTCCAATCAGGCTCTTCACCTAATTGATTTTCGGTTTGTTTACTCAGGATGTCTAAATTTTGACCCAATTGTTGAAGTGAGTTCATGTACGCGGTTTGCAGTTCGCCTGTTTTTGATTTTTCAGCTTCAAATTCTTTGCGCTGTTCTGCGAGTTGTTGCGTTTTTTGCGTGTAATCAGCTTCACGTTGATAGCCTTTGAGAGCTTCATCAAGGGTGACATCAATCTCCTTACCATTCACTTTTACAGTAAAAACATCCTGTTCCTCAAAATCAGTCTCATCCTCTTCAGCGAGTTCTAATTCTTCCGCGTCTGTTTCTTCTGAAACTTCCGTTTCTTCGGTTTCAACTTCTTCGGGTAACGCCTGATCTTCTGTTTGAATCTCTTCAGGCTCAGTTGCTGTTTGTTCTTCAGTTTGCTCATTTTGAGGCTGTACTAACAAACTAGCGGCTTGATCTAATGTAAGCTGTTCTGCGGTTTCGATATTTCGGTCAACCATTATCTGCCTTTCATCTTAGTTTAAATTCTGCAATTTTCCCATCCTCCAAAACCTTCGCAAAATGCGATTTGAAAGCGTCCAGTGATTGCAATAACTGGTATAAATGCTCCCGCTTATCGTGGTCTGCGATTGCAGACTGTTTCCATGCGGCAACAAATTCTGTTTCTAAAGTTTCAAACGCCTCTATTATAAGAGGTTCTCTAAGCAAGGACTCTGCCTTAGCCTTGCGCTCAACGTCGGCTCTGGGATTGCTCATTTTAATAAACTATACCCAGTTAAATCCATCGGGTTGTTTTGATAAAATGAAGGTCTTGCGCCAAAACTCTGCAAAAAATTCTGATTAGCTGTGTTAAAATCAAACCCTGTTGGAACATTTGCTGGCGCAGTATCCAAGCTCGTTAGCCTGTTATAAATTCCATCATCAATCACCATAGGCTTGGATGCCTGTTCTATTGGCATACACACTTGCAAAACTTCATCGAAAGCGTAACCCTCTGGGCATCTTGGTTTAGCCGTCATCGGATTAGTTTCAGGCTCTACCCTTCTATCTCTTTCGGGTCTTTCAGGCGGGTTTATTAAATTTGCAAATGGCAAGTCCGAGGGGTAATTCGGGTCTTTTCTGCCCGAATAAGTAATCACACCCGACGGGCTTAACCTTAAAGTTCCTTGCCCCGCAGAAGCTGTACCAACTCCAGTTTCGTTGTTATAATTAAAATCTGGTAGCGATGCGATATTCTTGAAATCATCAATTTGACCGCGATAAAAGAAATCTCCAACTACGGGCAAACGCGATAAAAAGTTTGGTTGAATAGCTTTTAGAACAGTAGTTGCATCGCGATCCTCAAATTCTAAATCATCGAGCCTGAGTTTATTCGCTATGGATGCATCTATAATTGAGCGTGGATCTCTGCTTGCTTGCGATAGATTTACCGATGGCATAACAGGAGCGGCGATTGTATTAACGGGCTGATAGTCAATCGGAAACTCTGTCATTCCAACTGTGCGATCATTCCTACTCCCGTAAACTGGAACGCCTTTTTCCAGTTGTTCATTTGTTAATTGTGGCGTTGATGATCTGCCAAGCAACTCATCATATACCGAACTGTTTGCAGATGGGTTTGATGTAGGATTTGCCCTGTCTGAGCCAGATGCCCCGTCATCTTCATCAGATCCAAAGCACCATTTTTTCGCCTGCATAATTTTTTCAAATTCATAGGGCTTTAGGTGATCATGTTTTAGCATATCCAACCTTTTCAGTTTTCGGGCGATACCAATAGCCAATTGCGCCCTTGCCTTTTTTTTGTTCAATTAGTTTTTGTGTTTGCCGCATCATTTGACCGACCCCGCCAAACGGCGCAACAAAGTCTGCGAAAAATAAATTCTCGCCAGATTGCCAATCCTCAAAAGTTATTCGCCTGTCGCCGCGTAACAACGCCGCAAGCACTTCATCTGACACAAGCGCATAGGTAAGCACTCCGACAAGTTTTCCTTGCGACCTAAATTCAAGACATTGGTTATAGAAAATTGCCGTCCTGAAACAATTAGCGACCTTATCGAAACGCCAATGTCCAAGTTTGCCGCCGTCAGCCAGTAACTCACAGACCTCTCCAAACGTTATCATGCCCTCGGAAGATTAGTGCTTATCTGCGCATCTGTAATTGCTTTTGCGGCTCTCAACTGAGCTTCAGCCTGCAACTCTTCTCTGCGTAAGGCTAATGTCTGCACCATCTTTTCTCGCTCCAAAGCGATCTCTGCTTCTAATTTTGCTTTTTTAAGTTCAAAGTCCTGTTGAACTTTTATAAGCTCTGGATTTGGTTGTGGTGGTGATGGTGGTTGCATTTGCGCCTGCGTTGGGTCTTTAAAGTAACGCCCCGCATCTTTTAGCCCTGCAAGCTCGACATATTGCCGAAGCGTGTTAGTGTATTGCTCCATCGAAACAACAGGATTATTCACACCCATTTGCTGTAAAATCTGCTCCTGTTTAACAATGATTTCCATTAAACGAGCCATTTTCTCTTGCTCGTCCATTGTGCCAAGCCCGACATTTACAACTATATCAAACCCCTCAAACTCGCGTGGGTCGATAGCTACAAACTGATTTCGCAGTCTTATGATACGCTCTTGCTGTTGATAAGTACTTACGATTTTTAAAACAATCTGAAAAACGTCCTTCATTCCTGTTTCTGCAATGGTTCGCGCTATCGATTCAATCTTCATCGATGCGCCCTTAACTGTAGCGGCAACTGCGGCGGCTGTAGTGGATTGCAATGCGTTAGGATCTAAACCCGCACTTGTTTTAGAAATGCCTGTTCTTTGCTCTTTAATCTCATCAAGATAGCGCATTAATGGCTGTATTTCTGATCCTACCCCGTTTGTATTAAGAGGCTGTACAGCACCCGCATTTCTGGTTCTTATAATGCCGCCTGCTGTTCCATCTAGCAGATCGTCAAGATTTACTTGCCCTTCGACTGCAACAATCCGAGGCATAACACTCAAATAGGTCGAGTCCAGATATTGCCTTAAAAGTGTAGACTTTATCATTTGAAGATCTTTGGTAAGGTCAAAGATACTTCTGCCGATTAATCGATGCGGCATAAGAATGGGGCTAATTACAGCAAACGGAATATAATCAATTATCTCGTTTTCTAAAACATACTCGCCGCCATCACCAATTGAAAACACCCGCCTGCGCTCGGCAATACCATCCTCATCAAAATCAACTTTTATAATACTTTCATAAACAGGCACTTCTTTTTGAGATGGATCTGCATAATTAAGATCTGCGGAATCACCTAAATCAGAAAAACGATTGCGTCTTTCATTCTCGGTTTCTAGCTCACCAACCCCCGCATAGGTTTCGATCTCGTCTTGATCATAGCCCATGCTGACCAATTCGCTCACACTCATTGTCGTGCGATGACAAATAAACCGAGCATCATCTAATGATTTTGCGCGGCGATTTACAAGAAATTCTTCGGGCGGAACGTTGTCAACGCGGATGCGACCAGATTTTTTTCTAACCCGCGTCTTTATATCAAAGTTTACAACCTCTTCAATGCCTAGCCCTGCATCGCCTGCGATAACAATATTCTCTGATTGCTCAACAATTTCAACGTCTGGATTTGCTGTTAGCAAAGCTAATTCGTTAGGCTCTAACCCTTCGTACTCTTCTTCCTCAACCTCGTCAGTTTCATCCCAACCAACTTTAATGACCCCCATTTTAAAAAGAAGAGAATCTTTTATAAAATTATAAATCACCCGATAATAATCATTATCGTTCTGTAAAACGAAATTCACATAATCCGTAGCCTGTTCAGCTTTTTCAACGTCCTCTTCCGTTCTTGGAGCAAAGCGAACAACCTTATCCGTTCCAGTAAAAATTCGCATCATCGAAGGCATAATCTGCTCAACTGTGTCGGCAACAGTAGTATCCACAACGCTAGACCTACCCTCGATTTCGTTTCCGAATGGTCGCCCTAGATAGTAATCAAGCGCATCTATGCGATCTTGTGCAAACTCGGAATCAAAATGATTCAGGCTATCGGTTATTTCACGGGAAACAATAGATCCTAGTTGTTCATTATCAATTGTCACTTTTTGCCTCTTTTCCGCGCACTCTGATAAATATCTTTATCAGCCTTACGAGCTTTATCATTTCTCATATAAGAATTAACCCTGCCCATCGCCCAAGCGGGAAGCGGCACTCTGCGAGAACCATTACCAAGCCCCGCCGCTATTCCGCGCTTATAAACCCGCGTAAGCTCTCCGAGCGTAAACTTTGAGCCATCCGCTTTCTTTTTAAGTGCGTTTCTTGTTTTTTCGCTTAGTTTTTTTGTCATTGGCTCTAAACTTATTAACTGCTTTTAAATCAATTTTTTTGCCCGCCTTATACAGCTTGGCAGTGCGCTTCATTTCTTTTGCGGCGGCTGTTGGATTTTTTGACCCCGCCAGATACTTTTTTGGCAGACCTGTTTTTTTGTCCTTCGGCACTTTGGGAAAGCGTCTCGGCATCGCATACCCCCTCATCCTTGCACTTTTTAAGGGTGACGCACCCACCACATCGGGAGAAATGTTCTAGCGGCGGTGCGTCTGTTTTCTTGGGTTTTTTTAAATATCTGACGTAATACATTTATAATTTTTATTTTTTCTTCTTTTTCTTGCCCGTTTTTTTCATTGGTTTTTTCATGCCACGCATTGCTCATTCCTTCTCAAAACAAATTGCATATCCTTTTCAGGATACTGGTTATAATAGCCTGCTTTAAACAGACGCTCCGAAGCGAAAACCAGATGCTTTAATGACTGCACAAAAATCAACCCATACGGCTTTTCTGTGAGTCCCTCAAATTCTGGCGTTAACGCATCATCTCCCGCATCTGGGTGAAACCCCATCAGCCAAACTCCGCCACAATCCTCATTGTGATCATCAATCCATTTATTAAATTCATCGATTTCTAAACCCTCTTTGTTAAACCAGACAACAATCTCTAAAGTGTCCGATTCAGGGTCGAAAAATGCCTGTCGTGCTAAAACAAAAGGCAAATAATCAGTCTCAAAAACAGTGACCTTATTATCAAGCCAAGCTCTTCGGGCATAAGGGCATGGCGGTAAACCACCAAAACCATCTACCGCAACATCTAAAACTTTCTCAGTCCAGAGACGCAACTCGCGCTCAATTAGCTCCATTTTACCTTATTTGCCCAAAACGCGGCACTCATCTTGCCCTTTGCAATATTCTTTGCATGACGAGCCTTAAAAGACTTGCGCCTTATTTTGGTTTTTTCACTCTCGCCTTTTTTGGGCGACCCCGCCGTTTTTGCCCCTTGCTGACCGAAACGGATGGTTTTGATTTTCTCCCCTTCTTTAGCCACGACAATATGCGACTTAGTTGGGTGATTAGGTGTTCTTTTAGGTTTATTATAGCCCGATACTCCCGCCCGCTCTAAACGCGGATCTGCCTTGCTCATTTTGCGTTAAGCCGAGCCTGCAACTCATAAGCCCTGCGCATCTTCGGAGACATCGCACTTACATTAACCTCTGGCTTTGCCTCTTTCTTCTCAGCAGGCTTTTTAGCCACCTTCTTCGCTTCTTTTGCCATCTTACACTCCTATGTAATCCAACTCGTATCAGGCTTAAAAGCAGCCCGACTATTCCAACGAGACTGATGCCCCAACGCCATCGCACCCTCCTGCGCAAAGCTCAAAACAAAAGCATCCGCAACATCGGGCGACCTCTGCCCCCGTCGCTTCATCTCATCCTTGCTCTCAACCTTCAACTTGCCAGAACTCTGATACTTATACCGAATGCTCGTAATCTCGCTAATCAAACCATCATCATCTGGAATGCGGCAGTCACGACCCTCAAACCACTCCCGCGCCTTCCAGAATAACTCATCCCTTAAACGCATAAACTTATCCCGCAGCGCAGGGGACTCCGATACCGATACCGATACCGCAGGCATATCTAACTCAACCAACCTATCAGCTAAACCACCACCAACACCAATCGAGTCAATGTAAATTGCTACTGGACGCATTAAATAGGGCGTTGCCTCATACTCCGCCATAATCGCACCCGCTAAACTCATTAAATCCTTATTCTGCCAAGTGCGTATTTTCTCTAAAATAACCTGACCCTGACGCTTGCACAAAGCAGAACGATCATCCCCAAACCGAGCAACGTCAACGCCCCAAACTACAGGCGTGGAAGGAGACGACTCAATATCCCTTCGCGTCGCATCTTCCACAAGCGATAGCGGAACAAGTACGTCGTCACTCTGCGTTGGAAACTCGCCCAGAACGCGAACCCTAAAAACATTGCTCTCGTCACCATACTTCGTAGCCATCTGCTCAATAAACTTGGAATCAACAGTATTTGAATCCGAACACGATACAGTAATGTTGTTGTAAAGCTCACGATTGGCATGAAACGCATCATAAAAAAAACCCTCTGCCCTAGTAGGATTGCCCGTCAAAACAGTCTTTGCCCCCGACGTGGACATAGCACCCTCGCCAACCTGAAAAACCACATCAGGAACGCCAGATGCCTCGTCGACAACAATCAACATATTCTCGCTGTGAAAACCCTGCAACGCCTCTGGATTCTCCCTGCGGCTCGTCCTAAAAGCACAAAAACTATCCGAGCTTCCACGCAAACTAATCTTGTCGCTCTTAAACTCTAACTGGCTCAAAAAGCCCTCTGGCATCTTCCGCGCCCACTTATCAACCTCAGTCCATAACACATCGTTCAACTGATGCGCCGTGTTCGCTGTTGCCACAATCTTTGTGGGATACCGCGTTAATAACCACCACAATATCAACCACGATAAAAACGCCGTCTTGCCTACCCCGTGACCCGACTTAATCGCTACCTTGTCATCAGACGCAATAGCTCGTAACGCTAACGTCTGCCACTCCTGCGGATCTGCCCCAATAACGTGCTTAACAAATAACTCAGGGTCGTTGCGTAAACGTAACAACGTATTTTTTATATCGTCCATAGGAGTCCCTGCGCCCCAAAAAAAGGTAGGGGGGTATATTTCTAGCACTGCCCCCGCGCGATATTTAAGGGGGGGGTATATGCAGAAATCAAATCACTTTTTGCTAATAATTTTGCTAATATCTTCTGTAACCCGCAGAAACATTAGAGTTTCGTCAGGCAATCAAACTAACGACCTATTGAATTGTTGCCTTTTCCTCGCGC